ATCCACCTAGAATCTTCTGGAGAGTATCCTGCCATCCACCACCCTGACTGGGTGTACGCATTGGACCCGGTGCATCATCAATTCCACCATAGTTGATGGGTCTGCGTCCGCGTTGATCGGTATTATAAATGTCATCACGCATGTATTGTGACTGACCTTTATTACTACCGTTCAACTTACCACCGAATCCACCAGTTAGATCACTAGCCATACTGGCATAGTTACCGACCTTGCCAAGGATGTTATCGAACTTACTCGGTGCAAGTCCTTTAGCCGCATTCTTTTCTGCATCCTTCTGATTCCATGCGCCCACGGCTTTATTTGCCATAGGTGCGGCCATCAAAGATGCGCCACCTGTAAATGGAGCAGCCACATACGGTGCGGCAGACAGTGCAATCTTGCCGAGTTTGCCCCAGAATCCCATTTTTGTATCTCGGATTAAACCGAATTAACGGAGAGGAACGTCTACGATTCCAAACAATCGAAGGAGATAAACTACGCAGAACAAAACGACTACAACACGCAGAACCATCTGAATCGGTGGACTCAGTGGAACGTAAGTTTCCACGAGATAGAGACAAAGTCCCACGACTACGAGGAGGATCACTGCTGTAATCATGTTACTTCTCCACAACTAGCGGAATATCGAGTTCTCTTTCGAGTTTCTCGATTTCCGCCTGTTTATCTCGTGTTAGCTGTGCGGTCTTTCTATCTTCAGACTCAAGCATCTGCTTACGCACACGCCACGGAGTATACTGAGGAGTGATAGGCTTCAATTCTTCAGTAGCTGTCTGGATAAGAGGTTCGGGCTTGTCCTTTTCAAGGAGCTTTTGAAGCAATTCTCTACGCTCTCTATTGCTCTCTGTAAGCTGAGAACGGAGCACTTCGCAAGTCTCACACTGAATCGGATCAAGCCCGAACCACTTATACAGAAGTTGCTTAATCAATGCCTATATCTCCCAACGGGCTTAATATTATCGTCTGAATCTGATTCGACTTTGTGCATGTTACGATAGAATGCAGTCCAGTCCTGATTCACATTCAACTTATCTACAAGCTTTTGCTGAGTCTCTACCTTCTTAAATTCCTGATTAGACTCATCAAAGAATCCTTCGGCCGCATCAACCAAATATCTAAGGCCGTCAATTGGATCATCGCCCTCGAATTCGGCGATGTCTTCTGCCGGTTTGTTATTCTTAGGCTTGTCGTAGCTACACGCTTTAATAGCATCGATCAAAATTGGACACGCGCCCTCGAATATTTGTAGTTTGGGTAGATTAGTTTCAGGTTCTTGTGGAATGAATGAGTTCTGATACGACTTGAACTCTGCCAAGCCACGATTTCGCATCAACCACATCGCATATTCTTCGTTGTATTCAGGAACTTCCTTATCATTTACCAATTTTGGATTCCATCGAAGATATTCATGGATTAGAATCTTTCCTGCGACCCTGCTTCCAGGAGTGTTATTGCTAAGCTCAATTGAAAGTCCAAGCTCGTCTTCAATTTGTTGCTGGATAGTATGTTCTTGACCTCTGTCTTGACCTGCGGACTTGCAGAATCGTACAAGTCGAGGAGATTCTTTATCGATATATAGCTTGACATGTGGTGCCCAGTCTGCAATCTTGGTTTTCGTCCAATATTGCTCGCGATAAATGTAAAGTCTCTTATTTGGAGCGATTGCACCGTATCCAATCCACGTCATTGCACGAAATCCCCAATCTCCGACCACAATACGCGGCCACCAATTGGGAATATCGAATGGTTTTACCACATGGATTGCATTTTCTGGCTCATCTTCGAATTTATGATCACGAAATTCGTCAAAAACCTGTCCCTGATACGCTTCCCAATCACCAAGTAGTTTGGCTTTACGTTCAGCCTCAATAGTGATGCCCTGAAGTGACTGTTTGTAGGATGGATCGATGTGTTTGTTATCTTCTAGTGTTGAATGGATGTAAATTCGCTTGTTTCCACCTCGTCCAACGATGATCTTCCCACCCTTAGGAGCGGGCTTGATGAATCGCTTATATGTCCATGTATGCCCAATACCCCCAGGCATACCAGCGGCTCGAATAATGGAAGGAAGTTCGGGTACAGGGGATCGTACTCGTTGGAAACCAATATACAAGTAGATCCATTCAGTGATTGACGTAAGTTCGTCGGGAGTGAACAAGTTAATTTGCATTGAATCATACTTATGCACGTCATCTTCATTCTCGCAATGCCCGAGAAATATCATTGATCCGGCGTTACTGGGTCCAAACTTTGTACTGGTTCCAGTTCCAAACTGATCTTCTCTTGGAAACGTCCAACACATTTCAGTTTTGTTAAGAGTAGCTCCGAATCTTCGATACAACTCGCGAGATCTAGGAATAATTTCGTTACGTAGCTCGGGGAATGTTCGGCGCATGAAAACTTGCTTAAATTTCGGATGCTCGTGCCATCTATGTACAATTCCATAGAGCAGGAGCACGTCAGACTTACCCGAACCAGCACCGCCTCCATAGAATGCTTCCTTTACTGTGGTAGGAATAGATAGAAATAGTTCCTGTTTAGGTTCAGGTTTCCATTCATTGGGATTGTATGCCATGATTATACATTGAATCGAGTACGATATGGATCATTCATCATATTCAAGTCTTGCATGTAACCAGCTCTATCTCCACCCATGCCACGATTTCCATTCATGGGCATTGATGGGCCTATTCCTTTAGGCCAACTAAATGGAACAGGTCTATCAGGTTGACCCATACGCGGTCCACTTTCATGCATTCCTTGATTTGTAGTCCCGTATCCAGGTCCAAACATTCTACGATATGGACCCTGATCAGTAGCCTGATCAGACTGACCATATGGTTTAGGCATGTATTGCTGTTGTGATGGATCTTGTGATCCTAGATCAGGTGGACCTTGTTCCATTTGTGGAGCTTGAATCATGGGCTGTGCTTGATTAGCAGCCTGATTCATAGGCATTTGTTCTCTCTGCCTACTAGGTCCACGCATTCCACTGAATTTCTGTTGTGGAACTGCCGATGATGGACCCAGCCCGCGCATCTGTTGCATAGGATTCATGGCACTTTTAACCATAGATCCCATGCCACCAGTTTGACGCATTTGATTCTGCTGGGAATTACCAGCTCCCATACCACCCATACCCATGGCACCACCCATAGATTTGGCTGGCCCCATCATTCCCTTCATCGCGCCCATGAATGCCATCTATCTTCTCCAGGTTCCACTAGCGGCGATGGTAGTTAGAAAGATTTCATTACTGGATGCTTCTCTAAAGAGAGATCCATTCACGAAGATCTGAACTGAAAGGAATGGAAAGACTGTAGTCAATGGATAGCCAGTAGGTGTAGCTTCGAGTGATACGAACAGAGACTGTTCATTAGTGAATACCGCGATACTGAATGGAAGTGATGTAACTGTCTGAGTTAATCCATCGTTCGCATTCGAGTATCTAACCCGCGCGCCCAATGCATTACCAGTGACACGGTACTCAATCCTATTACCAGTAGTAGGAGTAGTACCAGGAGGGGGAGTAATAACAAGATTTGGAGGATAACTTGTACTCGGACTTGTAGGTCCGATGTAAGTGTTTTCGTCACATCCGTAAAGGAATAGTGAGAGTAGTAGAATGAGAGTGAATCTCATTATGCCCTCTTCAAGATTACATTGATGGGACCAGCTGTGGTGAGTCGAATGAATCCACCATTACACTCCGACTGACCAGCAGTCAATGTAACTGCCACATTCGCCGTGAATGCGGCAGTAAGTGACTGTTGGAGAGTAGGAGTAGTGGCATCAGTAAACAGCATACACCTCACAGGTGGAAGTGCATAGACTGTATTCTGTACCAATGAATGAATCTGTCCTGTAGCTAGAGTATTCGTAGGCATTACTTCACCTTCTTAGGTTCAGCCTGTACGAATGTCTTTTCTTCCTTCACCTTAGCAGAAAGAGCCTCAGGAGCAGCCTGGAATACAAAGTTCACAGCATTGGACAACACGCCGTCTTTGGAAAGTACTGCAACCGGAACAGTAGCAGGTGCCAACCAAAGAGGCATATTGATTCCAGTACTTACATCAGTGGCTGAATGATAAGTAGTGGGTTCTTCCAGTCCATTGAAATAGATTACAGAATCCTGAGTGAATCCAGTTCCATGAACATGCATATCGAATGCAGGATCTCCAATAGTCGCACTACCTGGAGAGAGCGAAGTAACTACAGGTGGAACGACTGACACGCCCGCAAGGATACGAGTGATAGCGACATACGCCTTTTCAGCGAATCGACTATCACTACATGCAATCTCCAGTACTTCACGCACGTACATCTTCTGTTCATCACTCACTACAGCAGGTGAAGATGACAGAAGGACTGGAGCGAATGGATCCTGATACAAGACTGGAACTGGCATAGTCACTCCTGAACTGTAACTACTTCAAATGACCGCTCATCACGAAACTGTGGAGCGAAGATTACGAACTGTGGAGTATTACTAGACTGACCTGAACCTTCGCCTTCAATTTTAGGTTCAAGATTCTTAATGACTACAGTCATATCCTTGGCAATAGAAGCCAAGTCTTTAGCATCCGTGTAATCCAACTTGTCCTGCGTGATGGCTCCAAGTGCAGCTTTAAGTACAGCACCTGCTTTCTTTGAAGCACGCGCACGACTCTTATTGATGTGTTGAATAATTTCGGGTTTGGGGGAATCATAGGATGCGGTGGAGGTTGCACCCTTAGCGTAGGCTGATACAGAGGAGGGAGAGATACCGAACTGTTGAGCGAGATTAAGTGCAGCTTTTCTACCATCGATTACAGATGTCTCACCTATAATCTGACGTAAAGAATTAGGGATATCTACATCCCCTTCTTTACGTCCAGGCTTTTCCATCTCCACTATCTCTGGAGTAATTACCTGTGAAGTAGGTTGTTTCTTTACAGAACTAAGTCTAGAAAGTTCTGTAGAGAATAGATCATCCGAAACAATTCCTATTGGCATGAGTCCTGCCCCAGATGGTAGCACAGGTCGGGGTGGGGTGTCAAGGGGCTAACCTGTTGAAAAGAAAGGACTTGCAAGGAGGGGGGTCGGACTGATTACATGATGATACTATATGTATGAGACTCTTTTAATGTATATATGAGACTCTAATATTTTACATGTAATGAGAGATGCGATTGTACGCCTTCGGCCCTTTCGCATGTAATAATTATGCATTGTGATGCATGGGTATACACCCATATGCATACATGCATGTCAACAAATAAAAAAAAAAAAGTTGAGACAAAAAAAAAGACCTTGACTCTACGGTTAGAGTCAAGGTCTAGTTTTTACTTACGCAGCGTAGTCGCGCACCACTCGCGCGGAGTAGGCATCGCACAGTATCGTGACGGCTACATCCGGCGGGATACCCGCGCGGAGTAGAACCGAGTAAGCGTCACGAAACTTGCGGAAGTTCGTAACGCTCATGTTCGCGAGCGTCAGCGCCGAATCAAGTCCGATGCTCACGTTACTTGTCCAGCGCCAGAAGTTGCACAGTGTCCGAGTAGGCCAGCTGAAACTCGGCCTTGTCGACTTCCGAGAACAGGTCGTAAACCTGTCGCGCATGATACTCATTCATGCGCAGGGCCGATTCAATCACAGCGCCCAACTTCGACACGCTGCGAATGGTGCCGCCGTAGACGTTCTGTTCGGCTGCGTTGTTGATGATGGAACGCGTCTCGCGCATGGCAGAGAGAGTGTCAACGATTGTGTAGTTCACAAAGCCTCAGTTAAGGTTAGACGAAAGGTAAGAGCGGGACCATTCTATGTATCCCGCTCCCCAGCATCAAACGAATGGGACTAGATGGTTAGTCTTCCCAATCGATAGTCAGAGCGTTAGACGCCGCAGTCCGAGCGTCGTTGTCCGAAAGACCGTTGGCTTTGAACAGGTCGAACATCTTACGCAGTCTGAACTGCGGGTCGTTTTCGATGTTCGGCTTGACGATACCAGCAGCATCAAGAGCCGCTGTCAGCGCCTTCTGTCGAGCGTTGTTCTGAGCCTCGGTAGCACGAACCTTTAGCTGCTCTTCAAGAGTCAGCTCTTGCTTGGCAGCAATCAGTTCATCCTTGCCGCTGAACTCGTCCCATTCAAACGAGTAAGAAATGGGAGTGTCCAACGTCTTACCGTAGGCAGTCCGAGCAACAGCGGTCTTAGTCTGGTGAACCACAGTAACCTCACAGAGTCAGTAGAGATGCTCTCAACCGGAGAGCGGCGGGATTCAGTTTTCAAGGAACCCGGCTTGGCTACGCGCCGCGCCGCGCCAACCCGTCATCGGTTGACTCACTCAGTATACACGAATCAAGTCTCCATGCACAAAAAAGTGAGCTTCCAAAAAATGTTTTTTCATGCCAAGTCGGCGGCATACATGTATTTGAAACATGTAATCCAATCATGTGGATTCATGGTTTGGGATTATGTAATCCAACCATGTGGATTTACGTCCAAGTTTTTGGTTCTCCAAGTTTTTGGATTTTGGGCGCAGCCCATCTGCCAGGGATGGATACTGTGCGCGGACACTGTGCGCATGTATATAGAACATAACCTGTGCAATATATGTATTCGATATTCGCTAACGCTTTCCAACATTATACTGTGCGCTAATATATGTATGACTATCACTACGTTGAGCCACACATTACTGTGCGCACATACATATATGGATTCGCTAACGCTGACCCACTTTATACTGTGCGCATATGCCATGACGGTTCGACTGTGCCTGGACGCGCGCATACACACATGGACTACACTACGTTACCCACATGTATACTGTGCACACATGCATTACATATATGCTTCCCGTCTGTGTGTGTTTGTCCCCCTATCAAGGCAGGGCATGGGGCACATTCGTTGTCCTCAAAACAGGACAAGCCGAAAACAAGATAAAATAGATTCTTTTTTTTTTTTTTTATTTTTTTTTATTTAATTTTTAAATGTTTCGGCGTTCGTTGTCCTCTTTTGAGGTCATTGACTTTGGCCCCGTGACGTGTTAGACTCACACAGGGACACACAGGCACTTTACAACACTTGGCACACCTGTTGATCCCTCGAGGATGAGAATTGTATTTAGGAGACACAACATGGCAAAGCATCCACACAGACTCCTTTTGAATGAGAAGAAGACGTGGCGTTGCACGTTACCCAATTGCAGATACTTCATCCACATCGGACTCGCGCATATACTCCCTGGACAACAGTCAATCTGTTGGGAGTGTGGACAACAGTTCGAGTTGGATGAACGCGCACTTCAAGATGAAATGCCTAAGTGCGCAGGATGTCGTACAGGCATGGATTTAGATGCAATGGAACGGCATATCACGGCTAAACTCGCACTCGCTAAAGCTGGTGTCAAATCACCAGATGAATTGAGTCCACAGAGGAGAAGCACTCTCAAGATGTTGGGAGTAAATGTAGATGCAGTTAAATCACTTCCACCAGATGAGATTGAAGTGATTGAAGCTGACGAACAACATGAGCCTGAATGTGAAGTACATGCGGGTGGAGAATGTGATTGTATCCATGGAATGAGATAATATCGGACTAGACTGGTCGGTCTAGTCGCCGGGCCGGGTCGGGGTGGCTCTAAGTCCTTTCGTTTCAACGACTTAGAGCCGCCTTGACTCGCCGGGCCGGAGTGTGCTACCGTAGCGGTGGACCCATCCGACCCGCCGCTTACATGTAATCCTATGTGTAATCGGCGACAGTAACCGAAACCTCTCCTAGAGGTATTCCGAAAGGACGGAAAACATCATGAAGCGATTCTATTGCACTACCTGTAAGCGCGTGAAGCGCGTTCAGAAGTGGCCTGATGTAATCTCTCAGGTTGATTCGATTGACCCTGCTATGCGCGTGGGCGAATGCGATAAGCATTCTAAGCCCATCATTCGCGCTGTTCGTGTCAAACCTACTCCCATCACTAAGTCCAACACTGTATCCAAGACTCCTGTCCGTAAGAGGGCGTAATGTCACTCAAAACTGCTAACTGCGAAGTCTGCGAAGCCGTCAATGTGCCGGTGTATCGTATGCCCGGCAACATTGAAATGTGCGAATCCTGCAAGGCTTCAGAAGAAGCTGCTACACAGCGTAGTGTGGAAGCAATCAATCTCATCACTGAGTCAAAGAAGATTGATTCATTGATTGAACTGAAGTCTGATGTGTTCAATGCAGCTACTGTGTCAGCACCTGAGCTGCGCGCGGCCATTGAAAACAATCAGGACATTCCGGCAAACATGAAGGACTTCGAGTTTGCCAAACAGTGCTTCGAGCGTTTCAAGCACATGCAGCAGGTGATTTTCCAACAGCGTGTTGAGCTTCAGGAAAAGGAAGCTGAGATGCGCGTGTGGCAGGCTAACGTCCAGACTGCTGCAGGTAAGCTGAGGGAAGAATACAAGGCTCAGTTCAAGGCAATTGATATTGCCTATCAGCCGCAGACTCCCACCATCAAGAAAATCAAGTCCGCGGCAACCTCTGGTAAGGGTAACAAGCCGGGAACTAAAACCTTCAATAAGAAGGCGTGTGACGAGGCTGCTGCGAAGTATGGTGTGCCTGCGTTCGGCGTTCAATCCATGGCAGTGTCACGGAATCTGTCGTATGAGGATGCGGCAAAGGAACTGAAGTCTCTTATGGTTAAGACTGCTCCTCAGACTCAGAATCAGACTGCCAACTAGTCCCAACTATCATCCGCAAGGACACCAAAAAACAGGTGAAAAATGACTAGAGCAGAAGCTACACAAATGCTCAGAGATGAGATGAATAAGCACGGTCTACAAGACTGGCATGTTCGTCTCAATCAGAATGCTGAGAGCAAGTTTCTCGGGCTGTGCTCATATAAGGATAAGACGATTATCCTTAGTGCCCAC